TCCGTGCGGCGTTCAGGGCCTGGATCTTCTCGGCCATCCGTTCGCGGTCTTCGGCGCTGATCTTCTCCAGCAGGTCGGCTTCCGCCTTCATCGCCTGGCGTGCCGCTTCCTGGATGGCCAGCGTTTCTTCGTAGGTGGTCCCGCGCAGCGCCAGGATTTCAAGTTCGCGCTGGTAGCTGTCCAGCAGGTCGCCCACCGCCATTTCAGCTTCGCTGAACGGCTGCGTGGTCAGTTCCGGGCGGCCCAGTTCGGCCAGTCGGTCTTCCACTTCCTTCAGAGCCTTGGCCACCGCTTCTGCGGCGTCCTCCAGTAGGACCATTTCGCGCCCGCTGGTCCCGCCCATGCCGCGCATGGGGCGCCCGAAGCCCCCGCGGGTCACCGATCCTTCCCGATACACCGGAAGGTCCAGGCCAGGCAGGGCCGCCCGCGCCTTGCCCGCAGGCACCGCAAGGTCACCGAAGAACAGGTCACCCTGGAAGGACTCGGCGGCGCCCGCCAGCTTTTCCATGGTGTCCTTCAGGCCCGCCATCTTGTTCTGGAGCGCGTCAACCAGGCCGCCCTTGCTGCCCGTTTCCACCGCCCGGTTCACGCCGTCCTGGGCGTCCCGCAAGTCCTGGCTGGCCCGCACCAGATCCTGCTGTGCGGCCTTCAGGTCTTCCAGTTCGCCCGCGGCGTCCCTGGCTTCGCCCTTGGCGAAGAACAGCGCGGACCCGATGGCCGTCAGAGCCACAGCCAGCGCCGTGGCGGGGTTCGCGGCCATCGCCACCGTCATGGCCCGGATGCTGGCCGTCAGGCCCGTAGAGGCCGCCGCAGCGGCCCAGGCGGCCCGCACGAAGCCGAACAGCCAGCCGACAATGGCCACCGCCCGCAGGGCGACCATCCTGGCGGTCAGGGCGATGATGGCCACAGAAAGGATCTTGGCCCCGGTGCTGGCCTTCTTGAATGCCCCTTCCACGCCCGCCAGCATCCGCACAGTTTCGGCCATGACCTCCAGCGTGGCCTTCAGCGCGGACCCCACGCCTGCGTCCCCGGTGACCAGCATGGCTTCTTCGATGGCCGACACCAGCGACTTCCAGGCACCGATGATGGTGTCATTCATGGCCGCCGCGAAGTCGCTGTGCGCGGCCACGGATTCTTCCGCCAGGCGCGTGTTCTCGGCCAGCTTTTCGTTCGCGTCCGCCAGGGCCAGCGCAGCCGCCGCGTTCCGGCGCCCGAAGATGTCCGCGAAGATGCCCGCGGCTTCCAGCGGGTTGGCCAGGCTGTCGATCCCCTGCTTCAGCCGCACCGCGATTTGGTGAAGGCTGTGCGTTGCCGGGTTGATTTCGTCGAACTGAATTCCCAGCTTGGCCATGGCGGCGGCGGCGCCGTCAGTCGGGCTGGCCAGGCCCAGCAGCGTGCCGCGAAGCTGCGTGCCCGCCAGGCTGGCCTTCACGCCGCGGTCGCCCAGCACACCGATGGCCGCGGCGGTTTCTTCCACCGACATGCCCACGCTGGCTGCCACCGTGCCCGCGAACTTCAAAGCCTCCGCAAGCTGCCGCACATCTGTGTTGGCGTTGTTGGCAACCACCACGAAGGCATCCGCCACGCGGTTGGCTTCGCTGGCGTCCAGGCCGAACTGCCGGATGGCGTTGGCAACAAAGCCGGTGGCTTCGCCCAGTTCCAGGCTGCCCGCCACCGCCAGGTCCAGCGTGGCGCCCACGGCGTCCATGGCTTCGTTCGCATCAAAGCCCGCCCGTGATAGCTCCAGCAGACCTTCGGCGGCCTGCGTGGCGCTGAACCTGGTGGTGGCGCCCAGTTCCCGCGCCCGTTCAGTCAGCGCAGCGAAGGCGGCTTCGTTCGCCTGCGTGACCTGCTGAACCTGCCGCATTCGTTCTTCGAAGCTGGCAATGGTCTTTACCGCTTTGATCACAGCGAAGAAGCCAACCAGCGGCACCATCATGGCCTTGAACTGGCTGCCCATCGCCTTCGCGGCCACGCCGCTGCGGGCCATGGTGGCGTTCTGCTTCGTCAGCGCAGCGTCAGCCTGGAGCGCGGATCCGGCGACCCGCTTGGCGGCATTGTCGAAGGCAGCAGCGCCCGCAGCCGCAGCGCGGGCGTCAATGGCCAGGCGCAGGGTTGCCATGTTCTACAGCAACACCCAACCCACCGACAGCATGTAGAACGGCGTGGGATCGCCGGCGCTGAAGTCGGTGGCGCCCGCGTCTGCCTGCGCGACGGCGCCGCTGCCATTGTCAGGCAGCGGCATGTGAAGTTCGGTGCGGTAGGTCACTTCTTGGCGTCCTGTTGTTCGCGGTTCCAGGCTAGGAAGGCGGCATCCATCGCCGCCACCAGTTCATAATACTGCTGGCGCAACATCGGCCACCGCACACCGCGGATGTCCAGCCAGGCCAGCACATTCGTGGGCTGGATTGGATCCACAGACATGCCGACCGTGCGCGTGCGGTGAAGGTCGAAGAAGGCGTGCCAGAAGGTCCACAGGTCTTCGAACAGTTCCGGCTTTTTGTCCAGCACAGGCACATCCCTGCCCTGCTGGCGCCGCTTTTCCAGGGCCGCCTGGTGCTGGCTCCATCGCAGGTGCCAGTCCAGGCACGCCGTCAGTTTCCCGCGGCTTCCTCCATGTCCTTGCGGCGGAACAGTTCGGCTTCGTTCGCCGCCAGCAGCACGAACTTGTAGAAGTCCGCCAGCGCAGGGTCATTCAGGATTTCCAGCGCCGTTTCTTCGCTGTAGGGCAGCGGCTTTCCGTCTTCGCCGTCGATGCCTTCCCAGCCCAGCAGGATGTGGCGGGCCACCGCCTGCTTGGTGATCCGCTCCAGCACTTCGCTGGGCAGCTTGTTCCGGCGGAAGCCGGACAGGTGCGGTTCGGACAGCTTGCGCACGCATTCGTCGAATGCCTGATTGCCCATGCGGGCCACCTTCACGCGGATGCCCAGTTCGTAGTCCTGCCAGACGCCTTCCCTTTCCAGTTCGGGGTCCGACTTGATGGCAGACAGTTTGACCATGTTCCTTCCGTGGTTTCAGGTTGATGTGGTGAAGGGACCAGCAGCATAGCTGCCAGCCCCTTCGTTTCCAGCCCCTTTCCGAAGGCCGGTCCTCAACGGCCCACGGCTGCTGGCCTAGCTGCTGGCCAGCTTACAGATGCGGATGGTGGCATCTTCGGTGGCGTGCCGGATCGCCTGCCAGGTCAGGTCTGCGATGATGTCCTGGTTCTGGCCACCAGCCGACCGCCCGCCGTCCGTGAACTTGATGCGGGGGAAGTCGAAGATGTAGCTGTTCCCCTGGCTGCTGACTTCATCGGCCACTTCGAAAGCCAGCCAGCTTTCGGTCTGGTTCAGATACTTGTCCAGCAGCGTTTCGTCCTCCAGGTAGACCTGGAGGGAGCCGGTCACCGCGGCCACGCCGGTGCCGATGTCCGTGGCGCCCAGCGTGCCCATGGCGAAGCGCTGGCGCAGGTTGTTGGCGACCGTGAAACCGCATCCCAGCGCGGTCTTCGCCGTGGTGCCTTCCCACAGATACTGAAGGTGGTCCACCGCAGACATGACATCGTTCGTGGGCGCGGCGGTAGCGCTGCCATCCGTGGAAGCAGCGGACACTTCCGACTTTCCGATCAGATCGAAAGAGGGCTTGAACAGATCGCCGTTCGCGCCTTCCAGGGTAAAGCCGTTGACGGCCATGCCCAGGTAATGGACGAACTTGTTGGTCAGGTCGTTGTATTGCCGCTCCAGCGCCATCGTGGTCAGCGTGGTGCCGTTCGTGATCTGCGCCAGCGTATTGATGGTCATGGCGGCGGTTTCGTCCACCAGCAGGTCCGTCTGTTTGACCGTGATCACGGTGGTGGTGGCAGCGGCCACCTTCGCCTTGAAGTTCTGGGTGGGCGTGGCCACATGGATCCACTCCCCCACAGTCGGGGTGTTGGCCCACGCGCCCGTGCCGATGGTGATGGTGTTGCCCGCCGCGGCGATGGTCGCGCTGGCAGCGTTCAGGACGGACACCGGACTGGACCACCCAGCGGACAGCAGGGAGTATTCCAGCCAATCGTCCCAGGCGTCGTAGGACAGTTCGCCCGCCACGGTGCCAGCGGCGCCAATGTCGGTGCGGATCACATCCGGGATCTGGCGGTCAGAACGGATTTCGGTGGACACCTGGTGTCCGGTGTTCTGCTTCAGGGATTCGCTGCTGAAACGCAGCGCCTTCCAGCCCGTGCCCGGCAGCGTGGCGAAGGTAGCTTCCGGGGCGTAGGCCAGGGAGACACGGTTGCTGTCGGCCTTGGTCATGGTGTGGTGGATGCGCTAGGCATCGTCTGTGAAGAACGGACAGGCGACATTCACCTGCCACCAGGAATCGCGCAGGCCAATGGCCCGCACGCTAGGGGTTTCGAACTGGACCACAGTTCCCGACAGCGTAGCCTTGGCGCTTTTGAAGTGGGTCACGGCTTCGTCCGCGAACTGTAGCGCCAGCTTATCGCCGGTTTCTGCGGGCACGAACACCGAAATAAGCAGGATGCCCGTGGTTCGCGCAACCAGGCTGCCCAGGTCGCGCTGTCGGCTTTCGCCCATGTTGACCGCCATGCGGCACCACAGCCCGGCATCGCCGCCGTCCTGGCGGCTGAAGGGCGCGTTGTCCCAGGCCACATCATCTGTGCCCAGCAGGCTGCTTTCAGCCACCAGGGCCAGGGCGTGGTTTCGGATCGTGTTGTGGGCCGCTTGGAAGGTCACAGGGAAACGGCAGCGGCAGGACCGCTGCTGCTGAAGCTGGCTTCAAGTTCCTGGACGGTCAGCGCGACCATCTGGTGCGCCCGCGTGCGCGGCGTTCCGTCTTCCAGGTATTCGATGTAAGCCACATTGTTTGTGATGTAGGCCACGGACCAGTCGGGGATGCTGGCGGCGCTGACAGACGGCGCCTGCGGTTCTCCGATCTGGCGCACAGCCCTGCCGCCCCGGCTTCTGGAAGGCGGGCGGTCGCCCACGACGCCCTGCGCGGGCGCGGCGAAGGTTACCTGCCAGTTGAACCTGGCGTAGCCGGTGTCCACCGGCGTCTTCTCGGTGACTCCGCGCCAGCCGTCCAGCAGCAGCTTGCGCTGCGCGGTCTTCACCTGCTGCCGCGGCACAGTCGCCGCCCAGGCGTTGACAGTCTGCGTGAACTGCTGAAGGTTCGTGCTGGCCATCAGCCGCCCCGCCTGCGCAGCAGGATGTGGTAAACCGCGATGTCGTTACCGCTGCGGTAGGGGACCACGGCTGCCGCCACATAGGTCACGCCGTCGAAGACAACCAGCATTCCAGGGCGCAGGTTGTCGGACTTGAAAGTGGCATTCAGGCCGCTGGCGGGCAGCCAGGTTTCCTGGTCCTCCAGTTGGATCAGGTCTTCCTTCCAGCGCCTTCCTGCGCCCTCTGGCGGCGTTGCCTTGTAGTCGTAGGTGGTTCCAGACGGCGTGCCAGCTTCGCCCGTGGTGGGGTCGTAGCTGGCTTCCTGCGCATCGCTGGCGTTGGCGTGGAAAGTTAGGGTTTTTCCATACTTCGCCACGATGGTGGCCACCTTCGCGGGCAGCGTATCGTCCAGGACGGTCATGCCCGTTCCATCCGGCCAGGCGGGTTCAGCAGGGCCTTCAGGATCAGCGCCACCTTTCGGAAGGTGCTGCTGCCCGGCTTCACGCCAGCCCACTTGGTCGTGCTGGTGATCGGCCCCACTTTCACGGTTTCTTCGGACACCGCGGGCGTGCTGTTGTCCGCGATGATGCCGGTGCTGTCGCCGGTGGTGGTGGAAGGGCCGGTGTCGTTTAGGTGCTTCCAGGCCAGTTCGGCCACAGCGTCTTCGACCTGCGCGGGCACCGCGGTGCTGGCCACTTCCCAGCCGTCAGGGTCCACCGCTGACGCCCGCGGCCATGCCAGGGCCTGGGCGCTAGACTTCTTCCTGCCGATCCAGCGGCCACCGAACAGCAGATCCAGCGTCTGCGTGGCTTCGCGGATGGACTGTTCCTTGTCCGCGGTGGTGGCGCCTGTCCAGGTGGCATGGTCGCGCAGGTAGGCGGTCACATAGGCATCGACCGTGGCCACGGAAGCGTAGGCGTCAGCCGCGGCCAGGCCAGTCCCGTCTTCCACGGTCAGCGCCATGGCCTATTCCTTCGCCTTCTTGGCCTTCGGCTTCGGCTGGTCTTCCTGCGGCGCCCAGTCCTTCAGCGGCACGAAGCCGCGGGCCTTCCAGGCGGACAGTTCGGCTTTCGGGATCACGCGGGTGCCGCCGGGTCCGCGGACTTCCATGGTGTCGGATCGGGTCACTTACTCGTCTCCTTGCTGATGGCCTTCCAGCCGGGGTTCAGGGTCAGCCAGCGGTCCAGTTCGGACTTTCCGACAGTCGCGGTAGCGCTGCCGTTCGTCACGGTGACCTTCGCGCTGTCCTTGGCCGGTTGCTGCTTCTTCGTCTGCTTCGTCGCCATCGCCGTTTCAGGTTCGCGGGGAAGCGGGCGGCGTGGGCCAGCCGCCGCTGACCCACACGCACCCTAGGAACAAAACCACGGGGAACTAGGCCAGGGCCTAGGTCCGGTTCAGCCGCGCCGCGAAGCGCGAATCCAAGGTCTTGTAGCCGTAGAGGATGTCCAGGGCCACATGGACTTCAGAACTGTTGCCGACATAGTAGACCCGGCTGCGCAGCGACAGGCGGGTGACCGGATCGGTGACGCTGGCGACCTTCGCGCCCAGTTCGTTGCCCATTTCCGGCAGCGGTGCCAGGACC